GCAGCCTCGGCCATCTTCGGGAAAAACCAGATGTCGAACTGGCTGGCGCTGATCAACACGGCGCCGGAAGAAGTGCAGGCGCTGTCCGACAGCCTGAGCAACTGCGCCGGCACGACAAATGAGATGGCAGAAGCCATGATGAGCGGATTCGGCGGCGCAATTGAGCGGCTGAAATCCTCGCTTGACGTCTTGATGACGGAGGAAGTCGGGAAAATCGTCGCGGAAATCATTTCACCGGTCATTGATAAGATTCAGGAATGGATCAACAAGTTCCTGGCGCTGGATGACAAGACGAAAAAGCTGATCGTGACGATCGCTCTGATCGTGGCAGCGGCAGGACCGCTGCTGATCATCCTCGGCAGCGTCATGCAGGGGCTGGGCGCGATCCTGTCGATTGTGCCGGCGGTGGTGGGAGCGATCAGCTCCATCATGGGAATCCTGGCGTCGCTGTTCACTTTTGTCGTGGCGAATCCGATCGTGCTGGTAATCGCCGCCATTGTGGCTGCGGTAGCGGGAGCGACGTACCTGATCATCACGCACCTGGATGAGATCAAGGCGGCTTTCCGTAACGAGGTGGAACAGTTCAAAGCGGGACTGCAGCAGACGAAAGCCGAGTTCCAGGCGTTTGGGGCACAGATAAAAGCTGGCGTGCAGAGCATATTCAATGCCATCGCCACGCTGGCGAGCCGGATCGCGAGCGCAATCAGTTCCGCAATCAACAGCGCCATCAACTCCGTCGTATCCGCCGTGAACTCGGTGGTAAGCTGGGTGAACTCGGTCATCGCCTCGATCGGCGCGGCACTCGGCGGCGTCGGAGGAAGAACGACGTCAAGGGTGAGAAAAATGGCAACCGGCGGCACGCTGCTGCACGGCTCTGCCGTGGTAGGCGATGCGGGGCCTGAGCTGCTGACAATAGTCGGAGGCGGCGCACAGGTAACGCCGCTGACCGGAAACCAGGCGAAGAGCGCCATGAAGGGCGCAGGCATGACAGCGGGCGGCGTGACAAAGGTCGTCATCAACTACACGGGAAGCCTGGCGCAGCTGGCCCGCGTGCTGCAGCCGGAGATTCAGGTGGAAACGGGGCGGCGCGGGCCGCAGCTGATCAACACATAAGGAGCACGCTATGGCCACAACGAAAATCATTGTGGATGAAGTCGAGTACAATATCCGCATCAGATACGAAACGCTGAGAAGGGCCTTCGAGATCTACGAAGGTCCGAACAGCGGAACGGCGATCAACGGCAAAATGATCCGGGATATTATCGGGACGAAATACTGGTATCAGATTGACATTGAAGCAGACCCGGCCGATCCGGAGAGCTATGACAGCTTTTATCAGATGATCAGCTCGCCGGATGAAAGCCACGAAGTGACCTTCCCGTACGGGCAGACGACGATCACATTCGACGCCGTCATCCAGAGCGGAGAAGATAAGTTCATGGGCATGGTAGGAGGGAAAAACCGCTGGAGCGGCCTGAGCATCACGTTCATGGCGCTGGAACCGCAGAGAGGGTAAATCATGGTTGCAGAAAGCACACTGATTCTACTCGGCGATCCGAGCGATCCCGATTTCGAGTTTAACGGCCGGCAAATCATCGACCTCACAGAAGATACGGCGGTCTCCATCAGCGGAGAGGAAATGAGCAGCGACGCGCTGACATTTTCGGTGAAATGCGAAGATGCCACGCTGGCGGCCGCCGCATACGCGACGCAGATCACGATTGTAAGAAATGCGCTGGTAAAGTCGACATTCTTTCTGCGGTATGTCGAACAGACAAAGGAGAATATCTACCAGATCGAAGCCACGAGCGCCGTCGGCCTGCTGTCGAAAGAATACTTCTACGGCGGATACTATACAGGCCAGACGCTGCAGACGGTTGTGACATCCATCATCAACACAAACGGCCTGGACACGACCATGACCGAGCATCCGGAGATTATCAGCCTGCTGCAGTACGATGAAGGAGTAGCGAGCATCCCGATTTACGGATGGATCAAGATCACCGACAAGCGGGAAGCACTTTATCAGGTGCTGCTCTCTCAGGGCGTCCGCCTGATGAAGGGGGAAAACGGAACGCTGCTGCTGACGGGCCTGTACAACTATACACCGGCGGACATCGCGGATGAAAACATCTTTGTGGGCGGAAGCACGGAATACGCGGAAGACGTCAGCCTGATCGAGGTAACGGAGCACACTTTCACCTATAACCCGGTATATGACGAGCCGGCGAAGCTGTTCGACAATACGAACTCGCAGAGCGCGGGGACAAAGTTCATTGCGGTTTTCAATACGGATTCGCCGATCCTGACGACGCCGACATTCAGCGGACTGACAGTTTATTACTGGAACTGCAACGCGGCGATCGTAACAGGGACGGGGACAATCTCAGCGGGAAAATCCAGACACACGGAATCCGTCATATCCAGAAAAATCAGCGAAAACGCGGAAGGCCGGACGGTGTCCGTGCGGGACTGCACGCTGATCACGACGCAGAACTCCGAGGTGTTCGCCGACAGACTGTATAACTACTACAAAAACGTCGTCATGACGGCGAGAGCGGATATCAAAAAGATCGACGAGAGGTGCGGGGCGCGGGTGCGCCTGACGAACTCTCTCGGCCAGAAAATCACGGGATTCATTTCCAAAATGACTGAAAGAGCATCCGGAATCATCAAAGCCGGATGCGAAATCATTTCCGGATACACGCCGACAGCACCGGGCGGCGGATACTCTCACGCCGTGCTGCTGACAGGCTCCGGCAGCTGGACGGTACCGGAAAGCGTGTTTCAGCAGACAACGCCGAGAATCAAGGTCATCATGATCGGCGGCGGAACCGGCGGAGGAAGCGGATACGCGGGAGAAAAGGGCGGCCAGTGCCATTACGGGCTCACATACGGAGAAGTAACAGGCGGCGCCGGCGGCGCACACGGTGAAGGCGGCGAGGGCGGTAAGATCTATACCGTGACGATCAACAATCCTGCCGCGAGCTATAACTACAGCTGCGGAGCGGGCGGTGCCGGCGGCGCAGCGTCCAGCAGCCACAGCACCAGCAATCCGGGAAGCGCAGGCGGAGATACGTCTTTCGGATCGTACAGCAGCGCATCAGGCGCGAGAAGCGACATCGGAATCACGAGCTTTTTCAACGGGAAAGTGTACGGGAAAAAGATGGATTTCGATACCTACGGCGCGACCATCAACAACTTCACAAAAGGCGGCCGGGGCGGATTTGCCTGGTGGCAGAACGGAGGGCTCTCCTGGCAGGCGCCGGAGATCGCGCTGGATGTCTACACCAATTATCCGAACTATACGATCTATAACGGCGGCAGCGCAGGAAACGCGAGAACAGCGTCGAGCGAAATACCGGATACAACCGACGGCTGGGTCATCAAAGGCGGCCGAGGAGGCGGTGCCGCAGCCGGAGGCAACGGAGGAAACGGCAGCTCGGCGCTGCAGGTCGCGACGGCCTACATGAGCGGCCGCGGCGGTAAAGGCGCGGATGCGACAATCGTGCCGCCGAAGGCATCGAGCAGCTGGAACGGAGCGTCATATGAAGACAGATTCTGGGGATGCGGCGGCCTTCCGGGATGCGGCGGCGGAGGAGGCGGCCAGGGCGGAACCGTGTACGAACCTGCGTTCGCGGGATCGGGCAGAACCTATTCCTACGCCAACGGCGGAGACGGCGGCAATGGCGGCGTCGGAGGCCAGGGCGGCGACGGCTGCATCATCATCTACTACTGATCGGGGAGGAGCACCGATATGGAAGAAGAACTGAACATCATCAGAGTAAGATTCAACGGGAAGACGATCGCAAGGGCGCCGGAGCGGTATCAGTACGACTACGGGCAGATCATGATTTTTGAGGATCTGGTTCTGCCGCTGGCGTATGAAGTGCATTTCTCAAACGCATCGGAAAGAGGAACGTCAAAAACGCAGATCGGCACCGCGGAAGGCGTTGCCGTGCCGGATGAATACCTGCAGACCGGACTGCCTGTGTATGCGTGGATCTTTCTCCATGAAGATCAGGACGACGGGCGGACGAAATATGAGGTCAAGATCCCGGTGGTAAGACGGGAGAGACCGAGCGATGAAGAGCCGACGCCTGTGGAGCAGTCGGAGATTGACCAGGCGATCGCCGCCATGCAGGCAGCTGTCGAGCAGACGGGAAGAGATGCGGAAACCGCAGCGGATGCAGCGGAATCTGCGGCTGCATCGGCAGAAATCGCAGAAGAAGCGACGCATGCGGTAATGGACATGACCGTATCCGCGACAGGACTTCCGGCGGGAAGCACGCCGACGGCGACAAAGACGGAGCATGAAGGCGTATTCAACATTAACTTCGGAATCCCAAAAGGCGACAAAGGCGACCAGGGTGAAACGGGTGCAACAGGTCGGACAGGCCCGGCCGGCGCAGACGGTCAGGACGGCGTTTCGCCGGAAGTGACGATTGCCTCGATCACCGGCGGTCACAGCGTGACGATCACGGACGCCGATCATCCGGGCGGTCAGAGCTTCAACGTCATGGACGGCGCGGACGGTCAGGACGGCGCTCCCGGAGCGGACGGTCAGGACGGTGTCTCGCCGGAGGTGACGATCTCGGAGATCACCGGCGGCCACAGCGTGACGATCACGGACGCCGATCATCCGAGCGGCCAGAGTTTCAACGTGATGGATGGCCAGGAAGGGCAGCAGGGGCAAACCGGACCTGCAGGCGCGGACGGTCAGGACGGTGTCTCGCCGGAGGTGACGATCTCGGAGATCACCGGCGGCCACAGCGTGACGATCACGGACGCTGATCATCCGAGCGGCCAGAGCTTCAATGTCATGGACGGCGCGGACGGTCAGGACGGCGCTCCCGGCGCGGACGGCAATGACGGCGTCTCTCCGGAAGTGACGATTGCATCGATCACCGGCGGCCACAGTGTGACGATCACGGACGCCGATCATCCGGGCGGCCAGAGCTTCAATGTCATGGACGGCGCGGACGGCGCAGCAGGATCTGACGGTCAGGACGGTGTCTCGCCGGAGGTGACGATCTCAGAGATCACCGGCGGTCACAGTGTGACAATCACGGACGCCGATCATCCGGGCGGCCAGAGCTTCAACGTCATGGACGGTACGGACGGGCAGGACGGCGCTCCCGGCGCGGACGGCAATGACGGTGTCTCGCCGGAAGTGACGATTGCCTCAATCACCGGCGGCCATAGCGTGACGATCACGGACGCAGATCATCCGAGCGGTCAGAGCTTCAACGTGATGGACGGGCAGGACGGCCAGCAGGGACAAACAGGGCCTGCCGGCGCAGACGGCAATGACGGCGTCTCGCCGGAAGTGACGATTGCCTCGATTACCGGCGGTCACAGCGTGACAATCACGGACGCCGATCATCCGGGCGGCCAGAGCTTCAACGTCATGGACGGTGCGGACGGGCAGGACGGCGCTCCCGGCGCGGACGGCAATGACGGTGTCTCACCGGAAGTGACGATTGCCTCGATCACCGGCGGCCACAGCGTGACGATCACGGACGCCGATCATCCGGGCGGCCAGAGCTTCAACGTGATGGACGGGCAGGACGGCCAGCAGGGACAAACAGGGCCTGCCGGCGCAGACGGCAATGACGGTGTCTCGCCGGAAGTGACGATTGCCTCGATTACCGGCGGTCACAGCGTGACGATCACGGACGCCGATCATCCGGGCGGCCAGAGCTTCAATGTCATGGACGGCGCGGACGGCGCAGCAGGATCTGACGGTCAGGACGGTGTCTCGCCGGAGGTGACGATCTCGGAGATCACCGGCGGTCACAGCGTGACAATCACGGACGCCGATCATCCGGGCGGCCAGAGCTTCAACGTCATGGACGGTACGGACGGGCAGGACGGCGCTCCGGGCCAAGACGGCGACGACGGCGTCTCCCCTGCCGTGACCATGACGGCGATCACCGGCGGCACACGGCTCACGATCACGGACGTGGACCATCCCTCCGGCCAGAGCGCCGACATCATGAACGGCGCCGACGGCGCCCCAGGTCCCGGTGTCCCGCCAGGCGGCACCTTCGGGCAGTACCTGAAAAAGGCAAGCTCGACGGATTACGACGGGACATGGGACACGCTGGGCGCGGACGACGTCGGCTATGACGGCACGCAGAACTACGCAGCGGGAACCGCCGGCAAAAAGATCAAAGACCTGGACGCTGGCCTGACCCTTGCAGAGGACAGCGTGACGCCATACGTCGTCGGAAACACCAACACAACCGGCAGCACCCTGAACCCCGGGACCTTCGTCTGGGTGAAAAATCACAGCACCCTGTCCGACGGTCTGTACACGGTGAAGACGACCGCGATCGTTTCAGGAGGCAGTGTCGTAGACACCAATATGGAACACGCCGACGCCGGCGGTCTCAATAACTTAAAGAACTCTTTTGCCCCATCGACAATACAATTATTCGATAGTACCGCTGGTACATATTTGCCAGTTACAAGAGGGCAAGGAGTTGGGGCGCAGTCCGTTATATCTCTATCAAAAACGCCAATTTCAATTACAGCAAATGGCGTAAAACTCATGAATACTGACTTTTCTGAAGTAGGATTGACGGTCAGAGGCTTTCTGATGCTTGGAAGCGAGTGCCTTATAAGATGGGATGTTGAAACCGGGAAAACGCTGGAAAATGGAACTTATGGCATTATTGCAGGAACGCTCAGCTTAACTTATTAAAATAGGACTTTAAGGTACTGAAAATCATTCTCGTAACGTCACGAAAATGGTCAAAAATCGTTCCACGCCGGGATCGTCCCGGCAAGCATTGAACAGTTAAAAATTATATGAAAGGCAGGTTTTATACAATGAGACAGATTTTCATCGTCTACTCCACCATCGTCGATTCGACCGGGAAACTGACCGTGGAGACGCCGCAGCCATTCGACAGTAACCATTACAGCGGCGACGTCGACAAAGCGCAGCGAAAAGCGGACGCGGCCGCCTCGACCATCTGGGCCGAGATGTGCAACAGCGACGCCGACCGCAAGCTGCAGGTCGTCGATCTGAAAACCGCCGACGGCGCCTCCCTCACCGGCTACCCGAAAACCTTGGGCACACTCGCGGAACCGGAACCGGAACCCGAGCCGGCTGAATAAGCCGATCCGACGGGCGGAAGGAAGTGATTCCGATGGGAGTAATTGAGAGCGCCGTGGCGTGGGCCATAGAAACCGCAAATGATCAGAGTCACGGCTACAGCCAGGCGGACAGGTGGGGGCCTGATTACGATTGCTCATCTTACGTCATCTCTGCCTGGGAGCAGGCAGGCGTGCCGGTCAGAGAGGCCGGGGCCAGCTTCACGGGCAACATGTATAACGCATTCCTGGCCTGCGGGTTCCAGGACGTGAGCGGGCAGGTGAATCTAAACAGCGGCTATGGCATTCAGGCAGGTGACGTTCTCCTGAATAGGGCAGCGCATACTTGCCTCGCCATCGGCGGCGGGCGCGTGGCCAACTGCCGGACGGACGAAGGCCATCCGCAGACGGGAGACCAGGGCCAGGAGATTCGCGTGCAGAGCTTCTGGCCTTATCCATGGGACTGCTGCCTGCGCTACATGGGAAGCGAATCCGCGGGGGTTCCGTCGGAGCCGGCGACGCCGGCCGAGCCGAGGACCACGCTGAAGAAGGGCATGAGCGGCGAAGATGTGAAGGAACTGCAGGAGCGGCTGAACCTTGTCGGATGCCTCTGCGGCACGGCGGACGGGATCTATGGAAACCTGACCTTCAGGGCAGTGGCGGAGTTCCAGGAAAAACACGGCATCCCGGTGACGGGAGTAGCAGATCCGGAGACTATCCGGGCGCTGAAGGATACGCCGGCGGCAAAGGTGGAGCTTCGGCTGCCGAATCTTTATGCCGGAAGCAGAAACGACGCAGTCGAGTTCCTGCAGGCAGCGCTAAACCTTCTCAACTTCAACTGTGGCACGGCAGACGGAGTCTTCGGAGCCAAGACCGCCGCCGCGGTAAACCGCTTCAAGGATTCGGCCGGGGTGCAGGCCTACGATAAACAGCCGGACGGAAGCGTGGACACGGAAACATGGGAGGCCCTGCTGAACGAGCTGATGAAGGGGGTGAGGAAATGACACTCACTCCGGAGACCATTATTACATTCGCGGCCCTGATGGCAGCGATCATTGCTCTTTTGAAGTATTACAACAAGGTGTATGAGCTTGTGAGGCATCAAAAAGAACAGGACTCGGACATCAAAGCCATCAAGCGCGAGCAGACAATGACCATTTATGCGCTTCAGGCCTGCCTGGATGGCCTGGAACAGCTCGGCGCAAACCACAATGTGCCGGAAGCAAAGGATAAACTGTCAAAGTACATTAACCAGCAGGCACATGACCAGCTGGACTGAAAGGAGAAACATTATGGAAGAAAACAAACTGTGGATGGCTGTCGGCTTCAGCGGAAAACGCTGGAACATCGAAGCGGCGGGCTTTTTCGACGCCGTCGCAAAGCTGAAGAAAAACACCGAGCTGAACCCGAAGGAACCGGAATACATCGATCCGGCGGATATCTTTCAGATCATCGACGTTCCGGGCTGAGAAAGGAGAAGGGCCATGAAAGCAATGAGCAACAAGACCTATGATATTCTGAAATATCTGACCATCATCGTGCTGCCGGCTATCGGCGCGCTGTACACGGGCCTCAGTCAGATCTGGGAACTGCCCTATGCGGCACAGATCCCCGCGACCATCACGGTCATCTGCACATTCCTCGGCGCGATCCTGTGCATCAGTACGGCGCAGTACAACAATGGCGACAGGGACGCGGAAGATGAACCGAAGGAAGTCGTCGCGGAAGAGTACGACAGCAAACACTGACAGTATAGAGATGCAAAATGCCCGGAGGGTTATTCCTCCGGGCGCTTTGCTTTTTCTATGGTGTATTCTACGGCTTCCTTCAAAACAGCATACTGTGTTGTTCCGAGCTCTGCACATGCGGACTTGAATCGAGAGGCCTTTTCCTTGGAAATCTTGCATCCGACATACGTCATTTTTTCGGAATCATATTTTTTATTGGCTCTCTTTTGAGCCTCCGAGACCGGCATTTAATCACCTCCTGAAAAATTGCATCTATTATATCATTGTATGCAGTATTTGTAAAGACTTGTATTATACTGGATAACAGTATATAATAAGCCCGTAACAATACTTGACAAGGAGGGTAAAAACATGACGTTATTGGAACGAAAGATGCTTGAACAGATCTTCCAGAAGAAACTGGAGGACGATGTCACAGTCCGGCAGATGAAGATTATCATCCTCGCGCTGCGGGGAGCCTTCGCGGAGATGGACCAGATTGCCCAGGATGCGCAGGGCCAAGGGAACGACGCTCTGCTCAATGCCTTCATCGATGCGAAGCGTGTTAAAGGATGCCAGAACTCGACCCTGAAGCACTACGCATACATCATGCGTCGGTTCATGAAGGATGAGAATATCACGATCTCCTACTGCACCGTGGACAATATCCGGCACTGGATCGCCTGCGAGTTGGAGCGCGGGATTTCGGAAAACACGGTCCGCGGGTAACGGGATGTGATGTGCTCCTGCTTCGGATGGCTGTGGAAGGAAGGCCTGATTGTCAGCAATCCATGCGGCAACCTTGAGCCGATCAAATGCCCGAAGATGGTCAAAAAGGCATTTTCCCCGGCTGAGCTCGAACGGATCAAGGAAGCCTGCGGGAACAACCTGAGAGACAAGGCCGTTGTCTGCTTTCTGCTGGCAACCGGATGCCGCATCGAAGAGACTACCCTTCTGAACCGAAACGACATCGACCTGGTTAACAAGGAGATCACAGTCTTCGGCAAAGGAGCGAAAGAACGCACCGTCTATCTGGATGAGATCGCCGCCTCTGTGCTGCAGCGATATTTCGCATCCAGAAAGGACGACTCCCCGGCGCTCTTCCCCGGCCGTGGGTCTAAGAGAATGACAACCGGCGGCCTGCGGGCAATGCTAAAGCGGATCGAGGACAAATGCGGCGTCGAGAACATTCACCCGCACAGATTCCGGAGAACGCTGGCGACGATCCTGAAAAAGAAGGGGATGCCGATTGAGGAAATCTCCATCATCCTCGGCCACGAAGACATCCGGACGACTATGAAGTATATTTGCATCGACAAAACCGACATCAAACATAATTATCTGCGGATTGTGGCATAAAAAAGAGAGCAGCGAAAGCTGCTCTTTTTTTGCCCTGTCACACAGGGCGGGGGAAGACGACTCCGATCAAACCGCCTGCAAAAATAAGGGCGGGTTCGACAATCGTCGCGTTTGGTGGTCCAAATGTTGTGAAGGTCGAACCCGGAGGCAGATCCTCATCGGGAGCGGGGCAGCCTTCCTCTCCGTAGCTGTCCAGCATTTCCAGATAGGAAACCTGCTTCCCGCCCTTGACATTGTAATAGACGATGATCTTGTCATCAAAGACGAAAACGGAATTGACCAGGACGTCGATGATGCGCCGCCGGAAATCCATGTCGAAAAGATCGCCCTTGCAGAAGGAGCGGAGCCATGCGACGATTTCATCTTCGGTGAGCCGGATCTTGTTGGCGACGCGGAGCTTTGCAAGATCGACCTCAAGCGCTTCCTTTTCGTCGGTGAGCCGTTCGATCTTTTCGGCGAGAGCGGGCCGGGCGCTCTTCGGCAGATCCACCATCGTGTCGATATACTTATCCACCTCGCGGCCGAGGGCCGCGATCTGATTCTCCAGCTGCCGGAGGCTGTCAGATCCGAACTCTTTTTCATACTCGGCCACAACGGCAGCGGCAATGATCCGGACGCGCTCCGGGGCCAGAATATAATTCACGGTCTGTTCGACAATGTACCATTCGAGGAAATCCTTTTTCTCGTGGCGCTTGCGGCAGCCGTTTCTTTTTTTGCGCCGGCCGGTGCACTGGTAATAGTACCACTTGTTTCCGGTCTTGCCGGTGCCGCTGACGCCGTGCATGGAGTAACCGCAGTGTCCGCAGAACACTTTTCCCGTCAGGAGGTATTCCACTTCCGGAGCGGCCGTGTTTTTTGCGCCGCAGCGGTGCATCAGATCGAGACGGGACTGGACAAGGTCAAAGGTCGCGCGGTCGATGATGGCGGGGCAGCCGCCCTCGATCCGGACGCCGGACTGCTCTAGAACGCCGACATACTTTTCGGAGCGGAGGACGCGATGAATCGCATTGTGATCGAGCGGCTTTCCCTTGCGGTTCCGGAGGCCGCGCCGATTCAGTTCGTCGATGATTTCGCGCTTCGGGACTCCCTGGGCGTACTGCTCGAAAGCCCACTTGATGTACGGGGCCTTCTGCTCATCCAGAACCAGATAGCCGTTTTCGGCCTTAAAGCCGATCGGGACGCCACCGCCGACGAATTTGCCCTTGGCTGCGCTTTCCGCGCGGCCGCGGCGGACCTTCTGCGCAAGCTCCAGAGAATAGTATTCCGCGGACGCCTCCAGCACGGCCTCCAGGATGATGCTTTCCGGATTGTCGCCGATCTGCTCCATCGCGGAGAGCAGCTTCACGCCGTTCTGCTTCAGCTTGTGCTTGTAGATGGCGCTGTCATACCGGTTGCGGGCAAAGCGGTCGAGCTTGTAAACGATCACGAAGCCGAAAGCCTTTTTCCGGGAATCGTCGATCATCTGCTGAAACTGCGGACGATCATCCGAGCGGCCGGAGATCGCGCGGTCGATGTACTCGCCGACGACCGTGTATCCGTTCCGCTTGGCATAGTCATAGCAGATATGCAGCTGGCCCTCGATGCTCTGTTCATCCTGACGATGAGAAGAGTACCGGGCATAGATAACGGCATTGTTATTCATATCACTTCAAAGAGGGATGAATCCAGAGATCTTCCACATAATCGCCGAGGCCGTTTTCAAGGATGGAGCCGGAGCGGACGCGGTCAATGGCGGATTCCGGAACGGTGAACTGTATCACTTTACTCTCGCTGCCGTCGGTCATATCGGCAACGGCCCAATACTGCAGCTTGCTGAAAGACAGATCCTCAGCGCTCTGGATGATCTCCCAGGCATTCATATAATTCTGTTTGATGGTCATCTCTTTTGTCAGATTGCTCTTGATCTTTGCCTTGACAATGAGCGTACCGTTATCATTGACGTTATAGTCCAGAATCTCGCCGAAATTCATTTTGAAGGGGAACGGGGACTCTTCGGGAGCGGAAGAGGAACCGCAGGCGGAGAAAACGAAGGCCAGGGCAAAAGCGAGAAAAACAGAAAGTATCTTTTTCAAAGTATTGACCTCCAATCATATAGTGTTACAACACGAACAGTCAGACATCCAGTACGACGGAAGAATTGTTACGCTTTTTATATATATCGGACGCGGCAAGACCGCAGACGGCAGCGAGGGCGGCTGTCTGGCCTTCCTTGTTCATGGAGCGGAAGGCGGAAAGAAGCTCGGCCTCGGTCGGATCTATAGCATTCTCATTGATTGTGACGCTGGTATCGCCATCCAGAAGAAGCAAAAGGGAATCAACAGACAGCGACATCCCGGAAGCAATTTTGTTAAGCGTTTCGAGTGAGGGGATAAGAGCCCGCGAACTCTGAGGATGATGTCCCTTTTCGAGCATGGAAATATAACCTTTACTCAGACCGCAACGATCAGCAAATTGCTGCATCGTCAGGGAATGCTCTTCCCGATACCGTTTGATCAATTCTCGAAGCTCCATGTTTTC